TACAGAACAGATGGCTCCTCAGGTTATGGAACAAATCATGGCAGGTGGAGCGGCTCCTGTACAAGGAGGTCCAATGTGACTCTTAGTAAAAGCGCTCGGTATTATAGAAAAAATAAAGCGGCGCGGGATAAGAAAAAGAAATACGATACTAAGTATCACAAAACTGCATCGCGTCGTAAGTACCGTTCTGAATTAAATCAAGAAAATCGTCGTCGTGGAACTTATGGAAACGGCGATAACAAAGATCTCTCGCACACGAAACGGGGCGGTATGGTTATGGAATCTATGTCTAAAAATAGAGCCCGACAAGGCGCGGGTGGAAAACGAAAAAGGAAATAATAATGGCTTTTACATTACATAGGGATGGGTCTGGCGATCAAGTTACTGATGCTCAAATGGGTATTGTCAAACT